ATACCTTTTTTTAATAATAAATAATCATCAATATCTATTTTGTTTCTATCAGAAGAAGGAAAAGACAACCAAATATTTCCATCTTCAGCGTCAAACCAACGATCCATAGCTAAGTTAAAATAATCACCGCTAATATCTTTTACATAAAATTTAAAATACTCTGCATTTACAGGATGTCCATTACTATTTATTGTTACCTCAAAAGAATTTAATTGTCTAGCAGAAAGTAATTGCACTTCGTTAGTTGCAGACGAACTTGATAAAACAGGAGTTTGTCTACCGTACTTATCGCTATAAACAACACCTACTTGATAATCTCTAGAAGACTTTATAGATGGTAGTCCAGAATTAGTAGAGTTATTGTTTGATTTTATTTTAGTATCTAAAACTAAATTGTACGTCTCGTTTTGAGAAGTAATATCATTGTAATACTCTAAATCATAATTTTGTTGATAGTTACCATATATTATTCTATTGCCTATAACTTCTTGTGCTTTTGCTTTTATAGGCACGTTATCAAAAGTTCTTAACAGTTGATTTTCTGGTAAAATATTTTTAACAGTATCAGTTTCAATTTTATAACTAAATATTCCATCAGAAGTTTTTAACGTGTCAACTAAATAAACAGCTGAAGAATTATCTTCTTTATATAATATATCAATTGCATCTACATCACTTGGTAAATTATTATCTAAGTTTTTTACTATTATATCTTTTATAGTATTTTGCATACCTAAGTTATAACCTTCAACCGGATCATATTGAAAAACTCCAGCGGAAAATATAGCGCTAGAAAATGGTGAGAAAAAAGAATATTCACCATCTTTGTATTTGTATCTGTATGCTATTCTAGAAAACTTAGAACTAAATATATTATCAAAATCTTCGTATATATCTATAACGTAATTTAAACTAGTATTTCCAGCCGATACACTTGGTGGTGTATCTGGTATAGAAGTTATTTCTATTTCTACTTTAGCTAATTGAGCATCTACTCTAGTTACTGAAACATTAGTAACAACACCGTTAAACAAAGTACCGTTAGTGTCATTAGCTTCAAAAACTAATGAGTTAGCATAATTAGTAAAAGCATTTAAATTATATACGTTTGGATCAATTGTATATGTATATACACCAGTATTAGTATTAGCTAAATTTGTAAGTTCATCAACTTCAACATATTGATTAGTACCTGTTGTATTGTTAAATAAGAATACTTTTAAATCTCCTTGTAAATTACCACCAAATGTTTCTAGTTCAAAAGATATTTCATAATTTCTATTATCTAAAATTTCATTACCGTCTACACCGTCGTGAGTATAAAAAACTAGTTTTTGATTATCAGCACTTGCTGGGTCAGTATTATCAAAAGAATATGTTTCATCTTGAGTTACAACTTGCCAATTTGTTTGGTTACTAACATTTTCAAAATCATAAAGTTCATTAGTATTAACAAACTCATTATTAGACCAATTAGTAATAAAACCTTTTATATCATAGTTTTGCAAAGGTACAATAGGAGGATTACCATTATCATCAAAAGCTTTTAATATAACGTTTGTGCCGTTTTGCCAATTTAAAACAAACTCATTAATAAAATTAATATCTGTTTCTATTATAGTTTGAAAAGTATCACCAACAGATAAGGTTGCAAAATCGTTTATAAGTCCTTTTGAAGAGTTTATTAAAGTATGAGGGCCTGGTGCGTAAGTATCAGATATACTTATAATACCAGTGTTTGCTTTTGACGGATCTCTAAAATAATTGTACTGTATTGTTGGCGCGTTTATAGGCGCTTTTTTAATAACAGTTATATGCTCTTCTTTTGCTGGAAAAGATGTATTGCTATAATCTGTTATAGTAGTAAAACTATTACCGTCAGTAGTATTATCTTTTGATCTTTGTATATTTATTTTTTTTGGCTCATTAATACCGTCTGTGAAAAATAATAAATCATCAATTATGTTTATTGCTGTTATTTTATTTTCACTAAATTTTAAAACACTATTATCTATATCTACAAAAACAGGATTTATTTCATCATTAGCTTTATCGTACTCTAATATTCTACTTGTTTTTGCTGAGGTTGATATAGTAACATTATCTATTTCACCTTCCATATCACCTATAAAATATATTCTAAAAAACATTTCACCTGTAAAAGCAGCTGTAAAAGTATCTGTCACGGTAACAAAACTACCGCTATTTTCAGTAGAAATAGCTAAACCTTGATTACCATTACCAAAATCCATAAATATATTAGTTTCAGTACTTGCTCCACCTGTATATTTTCTGTCATACGAAACTGTATATTCAACACCATTAATAACATCAACTTTTTGTCTAGCAGAAGAATTAGTGCCAAGATTACTGTTATCTCTTTTTAATACACCATCTATAGCATCTATACTCATACCATGACCTAACTGAGTAACCGGACCATCAGCTACAAGAGTCCACTCGTCTTGTGTTACAATACCTGTTTCGCCAAAAGTGTCCCAATCAGTTTGAGTATAAACAGTTGTTGTTGTGTCTTCATAATTACCATTAACTAAATCTGTAGCGTCAAGCGTATCTCCTAATAAAAACCAATATATCTTATCGTTTTTTTCATCTGCAATACTTCCTAAACAAGTAGTGTTATTTGGTAAATACTCTAAATTTTCAATTAAACTATTACCAAGTATGTTTTGTACAGAACCAACGTCAGAATCGTCTGATGTAGAAACCTGAATATTTGTAGCATGTCTATACTCACCGTTCTGAACAAGTCTTTCGTCTAAGTCTTTGTTCATTTTACCGGTGGTAAAATTATGTTTGATTTCCGGCATATTATTTTATTATCTTAGATTTGTTTCTAAACGTTTGAATTATTTGTTCTAATTTAATATTAGATAATCTTAGTTTTGCATTTCTTTTTGAAGCTCTTTTTTCTTTTTTATATCTATTAATAGCATACTCAGGAACACCTAATCTACTTGACATAATATCACAAAGCATGTGTTTATACATTGCTTCTTCAGCAAATTTGTGTACTTGCATTTCAGCATCAGTACCTAAACTATCACTAACATAGTCTAATATAATATTTTTACCACTAATATTAGAGCTAAAGTTTATATAACCTTGTAAATTGTCTATATAAAAAGATCCATTTACTTGGGCGTGCGAAGGCTCTAAACCATATCTTTGACCCTTGTTTAAGTTGTGAAACCTTGCGTCGTCATAATCGTAATCAACTATAGTGTTTTCAGAAGGTGTGCTTGACTTGTAGTTAGCCCAAGTGTTAGAGTCTTTTGTTAAAGAGTTAGCGTGTGTTAATACACTTGGTGGTACTATGTTTTTAAGAGTTACAGAATTAACTTGATTTTGAAAAGTAAATTGTATAGGAAAAACAGGTGTTGTTCCAGTACTTGGTGGTTGCACGCCTAAAACTTGACTAGTAGCATCTCTTTCTACAGTAGTAACAGGAACTTTACTTATAATCATAAAATAAAGATATTCATAAGCGCTAACATCTATAGTAGCTTCTTTTTCTGTACTAGCAGCTGTACCGTCAAACTCTATAAAACCAACATCAGGATTATTAAGATTTCTACTAAAAAAGTTTGGATTATATAATGGATGTTGTGGCTGTGAAACAAAACTAGGGCCAACTGTTCTTGAATTTGCCATACCTGTTAATTGATTAGCGTAAGCCTGTGGTGTAGATCTATCTACTGTTTGTAAACCTATAATTATTTTACCATCAGGCACATTAGTACTATAAGTAGCGCCAGTACCATCATTTAAGAACACGCTTACATTTGCGCCTAAATCTAAAAAGTTTATACCTCTTACGTCTATCTCTTGCCAGCAAGCTAAAACTCTACCGTCTATAATTGTAGTACCACCACCACCATTTACAGGATTTGCAGCATGTCTAAATTGTAAAGAGTTAGAACTAGTAGCTGTACCTAAAGGGTTTTGAGCACTATCTTGGTTTATTTTAAAACCACCACCAAACATACGGGCTAAAGAAGAAAAACCACTAGCACCAGTAGCAGTGTTTGTTGGATCAGCCCCAATAGAAGCAGATATTGGAGTTCTAGACCAATTAGGGTGTAGTGTTCCACTTGGATCTTCAAAGTTAGGATCAGCTATAAGCTCAGAATCATCTGCAAAAGCATAAGCACCATCGTCTTCTTGTAAAATTGTAAAAGGATTTGAAGTGTGTTTTGTATGATATAAAGGATGTTTAATACCAGATTCATCAGTAAAATATACGCCAGTATAATTAACATAGTCTTGTGGTAATATCATTTTTAAACTTGGTGGTAAAACTATTTCTTGAGACTTTACAGATTTAAAAGTATCAAATGATAGTTCTTGCAAAGCTCTCATTGCGTGAAAAGCTACATCAACTCTTTTTATTCTAGGTATTATTTTATCTTGGCCAACATAAGCAATTTGAAATTGATTTATTATATCGTCTAAAGATACAAACTGGTAATTACCATAATTATTTCCTTCGTAATAAGCTTGGTTTGATTCATTAATTAGTGCCATTTATTTATTGTTTTTCTTGTTGTATACTTGAAGTTTGTAAAGCTGCAGCAGCTTGTGATAATTGTGGTTTTTCTATAGCAACACCAGCCATAAATAATATTCTATAAACTAACTCTGATTCATCTGAAAGATGTAATTCAAAATTAGTAGAATTAGTACTATTATAAAAAGGTTTTTGATTTATTATGTTATAAGCCCAACTAGGAGATGTTGGTTTTTTATAGTATTGTAAAGTGATTGATGTTATAGGAGATGCTGATTCTCCGTTCCAATACTCATTGTCTGATTGAACCCATATTTGTTTATCTTCTTCTTCAAGATACATTATAGGCCTTGTGTTTGTTCCTTTAGTTAGTGCAGAAGTATAAGCTTGTTGTGCGTCAGCTTTGTTTAATTTTTCTATTTTAACGCTATTAAAATCAGCGCTTGTTCTAGCATCTTGAAATCTATAAAAATCATCAGGAATATTAAACTGTTGAGCGTTTAGTCCAGTGCTTTGGCTAGTAAGTACTTCAAACTTACTAAAAAAAGAAAGTTTATCATTTAATAATGCTACCATATCAGAATGATCAGTATCATTACCAGGTATTCTTTTAAATTGATTTAAATCATAAAAATATTGTTCAAATATTTCTTTTTGTGCTTGATCAGCAAATAAGTTAAATTCTTGAGGAGTTATATAACCTCTTTGTTCTTTGTTAGCTATTGCTAATACTTTTTGATATACTGTATTTATATTTACTGCCATATTTTTTTATTGTAGTATTGTAACCACCCCGAAGAGTGGTTACTCTACTAAGGTTGTTACGAGTTTAATCGTTTTTCTATATTGGTATATATTTCCATACCTTCATCTGTTTTAAACCAAGCGGCTAAAGCAGAATAAGGGTGTTCATCAAAAGGAACGTTTAATAGTTTTCTATCATTAGAAGCCCAAGTAAAAGTTCTTTGATCTGAGCTTAATTTAATAATACCAAGCTCTGTTGCTTTAATACCAAAGTTTCTAAGCTGAACGTTTTCATCAGTTACTAATTCTAAAAACAAACTAGGGTTTTTCTTAGCGTATAATAGTAAATCACGTTTAAGTTCTTTAGAACTCATCTCTGATACTTTAGAACCAACTTCAACTCTCATAATAGCTTCAGCCATATCAATATCAATATCTCTAGCAGCGTTTAAAGCTTCTATTTCCATTTCTAACCAAGCTATTTCATCTGTTGCAACTGCGACTGGTTTTTCTTCGTAAAATATTACATCTCTATCAGGGTGATATAACGAAAGTAATTTTTGTAAAACAACTTTTTCTTTTTCAATTATTAGCATACCATTTCTAAACACAATATGATCTAATCTTTGATCGCCTTTCATTTCATCAACAAAGACTGTTTTTTGATTTACACAGTATTTTAATTCTCTTTCATAACCAGCACTTTCATCAAACCAGTATATGTTAGCAGATCTTATAGACCTTGACAAAGGTTGTTTACCATCTTTTAATCTGTATATTCTATCTTTTATTTCCCAACCATCATTTGATTTTTTATATGTTGGTCCAGTTCTTTTTGGTTTTTTTGTTTCAACAATAGGTGTTTCAACAACAGGTACCTCTACCTCTTCTTTTTGTTTTTTTGCCATAATATAATATATAATAAAATTAATAAAATAAAGGGTCGAGGCCGAAGCCTCGATCCTTAATAAATAGTTTACTTCATTAACATAAAGTTGTTAGCACCTTGTACTACTAAACATCTTTCTGATAAATAATGAACTTGCATTGCGTCAAGCGCAGATGTAGCAGCTCCAACAGAACCAGTAACCCAAGTTTTCATTCTTCGGTCATCAGTTTGTGAAGATCTAAATCTTACGTGTAAGAAAGGTCTTTTTAAGTTCTTTCCTAAAGCTTGATCGTATACAGAAGATACACCAGCAGGTATAATAACACCTCTGATTGCAGCAGAACCTGCAACACGGTTTATTTCACCTCTTGTAGCTTTGTCATTTAAGTATCTGAAGTCAGACTTATAGAAGTCATAAGAACCTCTTCTGAAACCAGAGAAACCTAAATTTAATGCCATATCCTCAGAGTTGTTGAATACACCGTATGATGTACCACCAGCCCCGTAAGAGTTCATAGAAGCTAACATATCATCAAAAGCAAGAGACGTAGCTCTGTTTACAAATAACATGTTTTCTTCAATAGCACCTTGCTTATCAAACTCAGCTAAAATTGCATCGAACTCAGCTAAATCAGTAGCAGCGTTAACACCAGTTACACCAGAAGTTAAGTTACCTCTAGACTCAATAGCAGCGAATAAACCTTCAGTACCAGCACCGTTAAGACCAGCGTCGGCAGAACCTCTGATTTGCTTGTTAGCAAAACCTATAGGCGATAATAAAGCAGTTTTCTCAGCTTCAATCATTGTCATTTCTAAGTAATCAGTAAATCTAGCTCTAGTATCACCTTCAGCCTTTAAGTACCATAAGTAACCATTTTGTCCTTCTTCACCAGAAATTTCAACCCAACCAACTTGAGAAGCATCAGATCCTGAAACTTCGTAATAATCTTTCATGATTATTGGTTTGTTGTTAAATTGCTTGAAAGATGGCTCAATAGCTTCTCTTCTATCAGCACTGTGAGTACCAGTAATATCAGAGTAAGATTGACCTTTACCATACTCAGAACCTATAACTAATAATATAGATCCACTAGTAGTTGTAGCATGATCAGTTAAATCAACTTTGTCATAAGGCTCAACCGAAACAACGTTTGAGTCTGGAGTTTCTACTACTAAACATTTAGTAACGATACCTGCACTTGCAATAAGTACAACATCATTTACTCTAACACCGTGAGTTCTAGAAGTAGTAGTACCAACAGTAGTATCACCGTCAATGTCTTTTGTAATTTCGAACGTACCATTAACATCACCAGCTACAGTAACTGTACCTTGATACGATAAGTGTAATCTACCTTGCTCAGACCAAATAACTTGATCAGCAGTCATAGATTCTTCAGCTCCAACTTGTGAAAGAAAACCAGAGATAGTTCTGTTACCGAATACCTCAGCTTCTTTTTCCATTAGATCTGGTAAATATTGTTGAGCCCAACCTTGAGTAGTTGTACTCGTAAAATCGATGTAGTTTGATGCTAGTGTTTGTTGCTTTGGAGCAGGTACACTATTCAAACTACCTCCTGCAGTAATTGCCATAATTTTTAAATTTTAAATTTGTTATTTATTGTTTTTAATTTTAAACTTAAAATCAGAAGAATTATCACCTAATACTTTTACTTTCATACCTCCAGCTTCTACTTCACCAAAAGATTGTCTTGGATTCATATCAACATTTTTAGATTTAGCTATACTTTCTTTTAAAGCATCAGCTTTACCTTGTTCGTAGAAGTGTTTTGCAATAGCATCAGAATTCATAGCAGTAAACAATGACTTATGATAGCCTTCAGCATCAACCAAAGCTTTATTTTTATCAACAAACTTTGTCATAAAATTTTGTAAGTTACTTTGTTTTTGCTTTACTTCGTTTATATTTTTAACATTAAACCTAAATTTCTTTTCACCAACATCAAAGGAAAACCCTTTAAATTTATCGTTAAAAAGATTATCAGTTTTTTGATCAAAAATTTTAGTGTTATTATCTACAACTTTTTTAGTCTCTTCTGACTCTTTGTTATATCTATTAAAAAAATCCATAGCTTTTTGTTGTTCTTTGGTCAACTTTGACCCAGCTTTAATTTCTTCATAGTATTTAGACTTTTGCCCGTCTAAGTAGGCTTTAGCGCTGGCAACTTGCTCTTTTAACGCTAATTTTTTTCTTTTTACTTCTCTATCGTCGTCTTCTTCTTCATTATAAGAAAATGAATCTTCCATTAAAAAACTAATCTCTTCATCCGTAAGATGTTTTTTAGTTTGTTTATAATACTCTCTTAATATACTATTATCATCGTAATTAGTATAATCTTGATTAAGACGAACATAATCGTTTATATCACCACCAGTTTCTTCCATAAAGTCCATTAACTTTTGAACATTTTCAGGAAGTTCTTTTCCAGTTTGTTGAGCTTCAGCTATAGCTTCTTTAGTTTCTTCAACTAACTCTTCTACTTGCTCTGTTACTTCTTGTTCGGTTACTTCTTCAAGAGTGGGCGCTTCATCTTGAACGTTGTCGGCGCTGTCTCCGGTAGGTTTTTCATCTGTTGTTTCGACGTTTTCTTTCTGAACTTCTCCGCTAGCGGCTTGTTCGTCGCGTACAGATACCTCATTTGTTTCTTGCTCTCGAACGGCATCTTCTTTTATTTTTGGTGGGTTATTTAAATCTACTTTTAAAACGCTATCATCTTCAGCGCTATTAAATTTTGTTTTATCAACTGTTTGCACAGTTTCTTGTGTAGTTTCTTCAACTACGTTTTCTTTGTTTTCTTCCATAATATAATATAATAATAATTAATAAATTTATAAGTTTCTTAGATCAAAGCTTTCTCTCATATTGTTACTCATTGATTCAAAGTTTTTAGGTGTTTTTCCACCTTTTCTTTGATCAATCATTTCACTTTGTTGAGTTGCTTGTATTCTAGTTCTTTCATCTTTTCTATCTTCTTTTGTTTTTTCTCTATTAGCTAACTGTTGAGTTTCAGCGCCTTTTAACTGCATGTTCATTTGAAACTCTATTTGCATTAACTCTTTTTTAATTTGTGCTTCTTGCTGTAACTTCTGTAAATCTAATTGAGCTTGTAATTGTGATAGCTCTGCTTTACTTTGAGTTAATGCTTGGTTTTTTTGCATTTCCATTTGAGCAGCTTGTTGAGCAGCTTGTGTGTTAGATTGAGACTGAGCTTGAATATTTTCCATTTGTAATCTTCTGTCTTTTTGCTCTTTCTTACCTCTTCTTAACTTTAAAAGCTTATTTGCTAGTTTTAAATTTTTAGTTTCTCTAATATCTATAGCATCTTCAAGTTCTATACTATTTTTTTGTAAAGCTACTTGTATATTATTTTCAAGCATTTGTTTTTCTTCTTCATCTGGTTGTAGCTGTATAAACACGCCAAAATCATATAAATATAAATCTTCTATTTCTTTTAATGTAGCTACATTATGAGAACCTATTGCTTGTATAAAAGCTTCTTTTGTTGGTGAATATTCTAATATATCAGATATTCTAAGTGATAATTGCTCGGCTAATTCTGCTGTTAAAAATAAACCAGCTTGTAATACGTGTCTTGTAGCTGTATTACTATTTGCTGCAGCTAATTTTTGTACGCCAACTAAAGCGTTTTTATCTGGAGTACTACCATCTCTAGCTTCGTTAAGCCCCGTAGTATCTCTTATCATTTGCATATAATAGTTATAGTTAGCTATTAAAGCTTGTATCTTATTACCACCATTACCACTTGTTATTTCTTGTATTGGCACTTTACCAGCATTAATATCTCCTTCTTGCGTATATGATCTACCAATTATACTACCTGTTTGAAAAAACATATTTAACGCTTCTTGCGGATTATAATTTGTACCGTTGCCTAAATCAACTTCTGCTAAACCATCAGCATCAAGATAAACACCGTCTGGTACCATGCGATTTAAAACTTGTTGTAGTTTTAAATGAGTTAACTGTATCATATCAGCAAAACCAGTAATACGTCTTACTAAGCTTTCTATTCTACCTTTATACATACGTGGAGCTACTATACTATAATTCATCATAACTTTAGTATAGTCACTTTTAGGACGCATCATGTTTTTAGACATTTCCCATTTTAAAAGCCTGTTTGTACCAAGTATTAAAGCACCTTCATATAAAACTTCTATACTTCTATGTAGCCTTATAAAATTACCTTCTTTTTCTTGAGGTGGATTAAAACTATCATCTTTTTCTATAGCTTTATCAGCGCCACTACCGGTTTCTTTTACCTTGTAAACTTCGTTCATATAAGTTTTATAATTAAAATATAAAACTTGAACTTTATTATTGTCTTCTTCTTTATAACCAGCAACCCCTTGTAAATAGTTTTTTTGATATGTTTTTTTATTTTTAACTATATCTTCTAAATCTTCTTGTTCTAAAAACGGAAACTGTTTTACAAGTTCATTTACTGGGATCATTTTAACTTCACCAACATAATATATATCATCAAAGTAAGGTGATTCAGTATATGAATAAACTAAATCAGCAGGATCAACATATTTAATAACAGCTCCTTCTGAAGTATTAAAGTCAGTTTTTGCAGCGCCAATACCTAACACTGTTAAATCATAATAAAAACGTTTTTGAATTAAATCAAATTTATTACCTTCAAATAACAAGTTTAAAGCTTGTTCTTCCGCTAATTCAATAGGTTGTTTATAATCAAGCTGCATGTGTAATTCTAGCTCTTCTTTACTTTCAGGTAAATTTATATCAGTTTCTCTAGTGTTTACATCAAACTGTAACTCGTTAGCACTGTTAATATCTTTTAACTCCATGTCCATTAAAACAGATTCCATGTAGTTTGTTCTTTCTTTAACACCAAACGGATCTATTGCATAAGCTTTTATATCATAAGTTCTTTGTGTCATACCATTTACTAGTATATCTACAAACTTAGGTATAATAGGTACTGGCGTCCAGTCTAAATTTAAATAAGACAAATCACCATTTATAGACAATTCGTTTTTATATTTTTGAACTGATTGTTCACCTCTAGCATATAATCTTAAACCATGATAATTGTTTCTATTGCTACTGTATCTTGATTGATTATTATCATCGTAAAACCACTCTTGTTCAATAGCTTTTGCTACTTTTAAACCGTAATCATAGCTTAGTTTTTCAGCATCGCTTACTACTTGACTTGGAAAATAACTTTTTATAACAGACTCTGCCATATTTATTCTTTAATTAATTTAGATGTATTGCCTTTATTTTCATATCTAGCAATACTTATGTTTAGTTTTGATCTTTCTATTTTAGCGTTTGGTCTATATAAGTGTCTATTACAAGCCATTATAGCAAGTCCAGAGCTTATAGAAGCATCATATTTAGTTCTTTTATTTATATCAAATTTAGCCCAATCATTTAACAACTCGTTAAAATAACAATTGCCAAACTGACCTTCGTTATTCATGCCAACATGGCTTTGAATATACATTTCAATTGCAGCAGCGTGGGCTTGTTTAATATCTTCACTTGTATTTGGTATACCACCTATTTCTTTTTCTGCTACAGATAATTTGTTCCATATTTTATCAGGGCGATTCATACTATAACCACGATAACCTCTACGTCTTAAATAATATAATAATCTTGGTTTATTGTTTTCCGCAAGTAACGGCATACCGTAAAACACTAGTGCCATTAAAACATCTTCAAAAAATATCTCTGCTGTTTGCGGTCTTGCTAAGTATTCTAAAAAAAATTGGTTTGGTGGCGCATCTTCCATGCTAAACTTAGTTAAACCATGCAACGCTCCTTTAGAACCTTTACCATCTACGGTTCCTGATATATCATACGAGTCACAACCAAAAGCTCCTGTATGTTCATTGCCAGGGTATTTAATACCGTTTTTTATTATAATTTTATTTTGCATGTGGGTAGGTGGTACCCAGCTTATTTTAAATCTACCTTTTGGATCTGGATAAAATATAACGTTTGAATCTTTTATACCGTTAATCCATTGAAAATTACCCGTTGAAATACCTAATGTTCTAGACATTTCTTCGTTGTAATCTATTTGTTCGTATATCTTAACTAAGTTAAATATACTGTTTTTTGTTTCATCTCTAAACGCATGTTCTGTAGTTCTTGGAAACTGTCTGTAAAACTCATTTAACGCGTCACTATCTCCTTTTAATCCTTCAGCTTCGTTTTGCCAGTGATCAATAATACCATAATCTATTAATTCTCCGTGTGGTCCGTATACATCATTATTTGGATTATTAAAGACTGGATTTCCGTATTCATCAATAAAGCCTTCGTAGTTCCACTCCATTGGGATAAAGAGAGAATATAAGCCAGACTTTGTTTGTCCATTACGATTTCGTCTTGATACATCTGAATCATTATATAATTTTTTAAAGTTGTCTCCACCTTTATCAAGGGCGTTGGAAGTTGAGCCCATCATACATTTACCAACTATTCTACTACCTAATCTTAAACATGTTTTTGTAACACGCCAATTATTTAAAATATTATCTGGTCTTTCCCACTTACCACTTTCATCGTGTACTAACAGTGTAAGCTTTTCTCCGTCATAACTGTTATCACCTGTATTTTTCCAGTCAATAGTAGTATCAAGTCCAACCAAGTCTTCCTGCTTTTCGTTTGCAGTAATTTTTTTACGAGTAAACTTACTCGCAGGTACACGGTAAGCAAGCTCAGACTTAGGTCTATCCATACCATCTTGTATCGGTTTAAAGAAAAACGGATAGTTAACAGATATTGGTACAACTTTGTCTGTAAACATTTTTTTAGCATCGGCTCCACTTTTAGATAATATACCATACCTACTATCACTTGATATAGTAGCTAGATTAACTGTTTCAGCTGACGACATAAATGAAAAACCAGATCGTCTGTTTTTAAGGTAACACATACCATAACAACGCTTATCTGCTTTACATGCTTCCCAAAATATATAGAACAAACGGTTTGCTTCTCTAAAATCAGGAGCACCTACATCTATTTTACTCCATTGCAGGTACATATAGTGGCTACCTGTTACATAGGTTGGTTTACCATTATTGTTAAACCAAAAACCTTCATCTCTTCTTTTAAACTCTTCGTCTATATAATCATACCATTGATCTTTTGCTTCTTCAGGATATGATCTCCAGTCAAATATATTTTTTAATTTAGATAATTGTTTAGGATATTCTATCCTTTGCCATTTACGTTTGGCATGCACGTACACGTTGGTTGGCACTTTTGGTAAAGCAATTCGTAAACTTTGCATTTCAATGATTTCGCCAATTGTACCATTTTTTGATATAACGATAATATCATGTTCTTTATTATATCCATATTCCCATTTTTTACCTTTATTCATACGAGTTATAGTCGTACGTTTAACAGGTTCTATTATTTTAACTAATGTTTGTTCGTAACTCATCTTGACCTACCTTCAGCAAAACCTTTAAAAGCTTTATTGTTTGCTTTGTTTTCTTTACCTTCAAGTATATTTTCTTCTTCTTGTATTCTATTTAGTATTTCAAACGCATCAAATATAGCTAGTTTTTTTGTAGCTGCAGCATTTTTTAATCTGTCAGCGCTAACATCATCTTCTGTGTTTGTAATAATTTTTTCTTTAGCAACGTTAATTAATTCTTCAACTGCTCTGTGCCCAGCTTGGATTATAAGCTTTTTCGTTTCCTTGGTATTCATATTTAATTGTAATAAATTTAGTGTACACTCTGTATAATAACTCACCATCAATAACAAATTTATAATCAGAAGAAGGTGTAAAACCAATAAGATCGTTTATTTGAAAAGTATTATCAGTATATTTTATAATACCTATATTTTTTTGTGTTTCGCTATTACTGTATTTGTCTTGGTTTTTTATGGGTTTAACCCAACAAAACCCTTTTGGTGATAACCACTTATTATTTTGTTTGTATAAAAATATTTGATCAGGATATACAATATAAGTATTTTCGTTAAAATAGTTTTTGCTATTTTTTTCTTCACCTTTTACATTATGCCAACGTCTAAATACATTATGATGTAGTATTACTTCATTATCCGGCTTTATATTTGTATCACCAATTATAGGAGTAGATATTACTTTTGCAGTTCTATTAACGTATTGATGGTTGAAGATTTCAGTGTTAATTATTAACTCTTTATCTCCAACCTTCTTTACGTTATTGTACCTTTGTCCTATTGGCGTTACAACAAAGTTGTAAACGCTTTTCATTAGTATTCTAAATTATATTCAACAGATACTGCCATGTTTTTATTAAAGTCTTTCCAAGGTAAAACATCTTTGTTTTTTTTAATATATACAGAAAACTTTTCATCTTCTTCTACTATATCACAAATAGTATGTCCACCATATACCTCTTGACCTACAGCATAGTGCATTGCATCATTTTTATAATCTTTACCGATACTAATCTTTCTTATTAGCTTCGCCATCTTCTTGATAATTTAATGTACCGTCTTGAATATTAACGTTTACCGTGCCATATTCTTTTTCAAGCTCTTCTTGAACAACTTTAAGTTCTCCTTGTAAATGTTGAATGGTATGTAGTAAAGTATGTTTGCCAGCTTCATATCTACCAACTTCCATTTGAGCTCTATTAATATTGCTAACGATCTCTTGTATTTTAGTTAATTCTTCGTCAGTTACTTTTTGTGGTTTAAGGTCCACAACCTCTTCTTTTTTTGCCATTTTATTTAATTTAAGTTAATTTATTTATTTATTTAAGCAGCTGGTCCATAGTATACTATTATACCATGAGTTGAGTTTGCTTGTAATGATACGCTAGTCCATCTTCCATAAACTATAGAATTTGCTGGAAATTCTACACCAGTTCCTATAGCTTCACTCACTACAGCATCACCATCATTATCTTCACCGTTTGCTAAAAATTGTGTTCCAGTTCCAAAGTATGAAACTCCGTCGTCTACAGTAGCACTTCCCGATGCTATAAAAGAATCATCAGCAACTAAAGCTGAAAACCCAACAGCTGCGTTTAATACTTGTATTGCTACTATAACTTTTCCAGTTGGAGCAAAAAGAGTGTTAGCAGCTGTTTTAGTGTGACCACTACCCATTTGACCTAAAAAGCCATAGTTATTTATTAATCCCATATTTTTATTTTTTTACTTTTTCTAGTGATCTACCACCGAAGTAAGCACCGATCACTGTTATTAATACTAATTGTAAAAGATCTACGTATGAGTCTTTTACATCAAAACTTATTGC